GAATATACAGAGAAAAATAAAAATGTCTAAAGAAGTATTAAAAGATGAAGACACTCCTGAAGGAACTTTTGATTTAAGTTTTAGAGTTATGAATAACGAAATACTAGGATTCACAATGCGTGTTGATGACTTTAAAGCTAAGTGGCTATTACTTGGTCTTATATCTATCGCCGTTTTAGGATACATGGTTTCTGTTTTCGGGCCTGTCATAATGTCTACGTTTGGAAGCTAACATGGATACATTAGTAAGAATGTTTGGTGATACACTGTGGATTTATACAGCTATCGGCGGGTCAATAATCGGTGCTGCGTTTCTGGCCTGGTTTAGAAATACAAAAGCTGCGCTATATCTAATGGGTAAGTTTGATAACGCTTTAGATTACTTGGTAGATCGATTTGGGTGGGATTGGCTACAAGACGATCCCGAGGCTTGGCGGAAACGCTATCCACGTGTTACTAAAAAAATTGACGACTTAGAATCTCGCGTTAAAGAATTGGAAGGTAAATAATGAGTGATAGATTGAATATGCACGATGCTGTGGAAGATCTTAGAAAAAGAATCAATACTCTTCGAGCTCATATGGAAGCAAGTGAATCAAATAACAATGTTGTTAATGATGCTGAACATGAAGATCCACCAATACAAATAATAGATAAAGTAGAAGACGAAAAAAAGATAGCAGCTGATAAGAAAATGGCTGAAATGAAAGCAATGAAAGCTAAACTGTTAGGAAAGAAAAAATGAATTGGATTAAAAAAAGATTAACAGAAAGAACTACTCTTGATGGCGCCGTTCTTATTGCGACTGGCGTAGCAATGATTTTAGTTCCAGTAGATTTAATTGCGTATGCAGTGATTTTCTACGGTGCATGGACTATTTGGAAAAAAGGATAGTATAGTGTTTAGTAAAAAATGTAAACTACACTTAGACGAAGCTGATCAAAAACCTTTGGGGCATATGATGCATGCTCTAACCATAGCAGCTAAATTACAATTGCTAGTTCCTGTTTTAATTATACATAGTGTAGTGCCAAGATGCTTTACTAATACGGCATCTAACGTAATGAAAGATATATTGAATAAACAAAAAGATACTTAAATTAATCTATTGACAAATACAAAAATATGTAATATAATAAAACAATAAGACTAAGTAAAGGTGAATTTGAATTAATGGACAATTTAAAAAACTTAACAAAATCAGAACATCGAAACGCTGAAAGAACTGCGTTTATGCGCAGGCTAATAAAAAAGAATATTGCTCCAGTTCAATACTATGTTTATTTAAAAAACCAATTGTTTGTATACACTACGTTAGAATATTATGCAGGGCTTAAAGGTATTTTTGAAGGTGAAATGTCAAAATTAGAAAGATCTTCTTCATTACTTCAAGATGTTTTGGAAATGGAATCGATTGAAAATTTTAATAACACTGATGACGATTTAATACTTTTAGCCGCTAAAGACTACGTAAAATATATTGAAGAAATACAAGACGATAAAGATAGGCTCTTTGCTCACGTTTATGTAAGGCATATGGGTGATTTATCTGGCGGGCAAATGATTAAAAAATTAGTACCAGGTCCTATATCCTTTTATGAATTCGATGGCGACACCGAAGATCTTAAAGGCAAAATAAGAGAAAAACTACATGACGGCCTGGTTGATGAAGCTAAAGTTTGTTTCAGCATGGTTCAAAAATTTTTAGAAGAATTGGAACAATATTTTAATGGAACAGACACCGAAGCTGTGGAAAACGTTGAATGAATATGCCAACTATTTAGAAGCAAGGTTTGACGAAGTCTTTGAACGTTACGAAGAACCAAAAATAAATAAGTTAAATTTTAAAAATTGGAACAACACTTTTTGGAGTTCTAATGTTATTCGTAAGTGTCATTTAAAAACAATTGTACCTAAAGACGGGCGCGACCATTGGCTGATGCATGTAAACGTGTTTCCGAACACAAATATAGAATTGCCAATCCTTGGGTTTAATATCGCAGCTAGCCCTAAAAAGATTACTAGTTCGTTTATGGACTATAGCCCTTTATATGGATTTCCACATCCGTATCACGATTATATGGAAATGCGTGTTGCTGGTTTGGAATGGAACATGCCACAGAATTTGCCACCCTGGGCCAGTGAAATCTTTTCAGGAGATGTGCTTACAGCTGACAACATTGATACTGATGCGGAACTCAACCATTTTATCCAAGTCATGACCGATTTGGTAGATTATTACCTAGACAATTTAAATGCGAATGCGCTCGAAACTCAGCGTGATATAAAGCCATTATTAAACAGATATTGTCAAAATCAAAAACTAAATCCGCATTTACATCGTTCTATTTTGGCTATGGGCATATCAGAGCAAGATAAAAACGATTACGTAAACAACGTATTGTTTGAAGAAATTTAAATGAAAATATTCAAAGCTATTGCTGCCTATACCAACAATTCACCAAAAAAACAGTTGACATACATGCACTGTTGTGATAATATTAATATTATTAGTAATGAAACAGTCCTAAACTTTTCGAACCACAAGTATTTAATAACTGTGGTTTGCTGTAGTAATTGTGGTAGTAAAAAAGCAACCTCTTACATTAAACACATAAAGGAGATATAAATGATTGTAAATAAATTCCTAAAAGAAAAGTCAGGACAAAATTTACGCGCTGAAATTCATTCTGACGTGGATGGATATAACGTCAAATATTTTATAAATGAAACCATGCAAACTCAAAAAACATTTGCAGGGCAAACTATTCGACAAGTTGAAGATGAAGCAAAAGGATGGATTAATTCGGTAGGAGTTATAAACGGTTAATGATAGAAACTAGAACCCCGGAAAAAATTCACTTGGCAATTCAAGACAAATTAAAAAGAGGAGCAACTTATATTGATGCTCTTGTTACCTATGCCAAAGAAAACAATCTTGAAATTGAAACAGTCGCAAATATAGTTAAAAAATCTACAATCATAAAGCAAAAAATAAAATCCGAAGCTTTAGAAATGAGATTGGTAAAAAAGGAAGAAAATGACGTCACTGAATTATGCTAATGAAGCATCGTTTCGAGTTTATGTCAACTATCTAGCACTTAAGAAACATTTCGATACTGATGGTTATGATTATCACAAATATAATGGAAAAATTAGAGCTTCTTTCGATAAATTTCAAACACGAAACGATGCATTCTTTTTTTATAAGTTATCGAAAAAAGAAGATCCGTTAAAAATTCTTATCGCCAATCTAGTTCGTAATCCAAAGGCTTGGATACGAGAAATAGTCGAAGATCGTGGTGAAGAAATATATGCCGAATGGGAAAAGAGAATGGATTCTCTAACCTATTCGTATAAAATGGATTTAAAAAAACTAAAAGACAACTATCACGACAACCTAGCTGTTAACGACGGGCAGCATCCTTATATAATGACTATGTATTTCCAAAAGGAAATTTCTATTGAAACTTTTACTATACTTTCAAAGATTTCTAATGTTTATGACTATTGGGAAGAAAAAGTAGTTGACAAATTCGTTGCACGTGATATAATAAGATTATCCAAGAAATATTATCCATTCTTGGAAATAGACCAAAAAAAGTTTTCTGCAATCACTAAAGAATACTTTTTTTAATATAAATAGATGGTGGAATAAATCCACAACATACATCGCAATATAAACCAATGCTATATAACGCAAAACTAGGAGACACAAATATGACAATGTCATTTGATGCACTTAAAAAGAACCGTTCATCTTCACTCGATAAGTTGAACTCACAGCTCTCACAAATCGCAACAAAGAGCTATTCAGATCCTAACGAAGGTAAATTTTGGAAACCAACACGTGATAAAGCAGGTAACGGTTTCGCAATCATACGCTTTCTTCCTCCATCATCGGGAGAAGAAATGCCATTCGCTAGACTCTGGGACCACGGATTTCAAGGTCCAACCGGTTTGTGGTATATCGAAAACTCTCTTACGACAATCGGAAAAGACGATCCAGTTTCAGAATTTAATTCAAAGCTCTGGAACAGTGGTGTCGAACAAGATAAAGAGCAAGCTCGTAAACAAAAACGCCGCCTTAAATATATATCAAACGTTTATATAGTTAAAGATAGTGGCAACCCTGATAATGATGGAAAAGTATTCATGTATCAGTTTGGCAAGAAAATCTTTGATAAGCTAAATGATTTGATGAACCCATCCTTTGAGGATGAAAGTCCAGTCAATCCGTTTGATTTTTGGGAAGGCGCAAACTTCCGTCTCAAAATCCGACAGTTTGAAGGATATCCAAACTACGACAAATCAGAATTTGACGGCCCATCGCCGCTATTTGAAGATGATGATGAATTGGAGGGAGTTTGGAAGCAACAGCATTCTCTGCAAGAATTGGTTGATGAAAAGAACTTTAAATCATATGGAGATCTAAAAGCAAAAATGTATCGTGTTCTAAATCTCACTGGTGATTCTCCGCTGTCAACAAATACAGCAGATGATGATACAGATAATGATCTTGACATGAGCAAGTTTGGAAAATCTGCTGATGCACCTACGATGAAAGAAGAAACATCTTCGGCATCAACATCGCAAACAGATAGTATTAGTGATGATGACGAAGATCTCGCAATGTTTAGAGACCTCGTTAAAGGTTAACAAAGAGAAGGGGCTTCGGCCCCTTCTCATATCTAGGAGGTTAAAACATGGCTAATAAAATATACGAAGAAGTTTTAGATTTCGATTTTGGGTTTACTTTTATAGACGAAGAACTGCAAGAAAAAGAACTTGCGGCTGCTGACACTATTCAACAAGTAAGCTCAGAAAAGCAAACACTTGAAGATCAGCTTAATGATTCAAAAGTTGCTGCTGATGATTTGGAATATAGATTAGAACTTTTATATAAATCTATTGTACCATTTTTAAATAATCTTTGCAAAAATCCCGATAAATCAACAATCTTTTGGCCTGATAGAGTTTCTAAAATTCAATCCTATCAAGCTAAACTGCTTTCAATCGCAGAAGGAAAATAATATGAGTCTACTATTAGACAAACTTGTGAAAAACTCTACCATTAAACTTACAGCTCAACTTACTGAGTCGAAAGTTTTTGGTAAAAAGGAAATGGCACCAACACCAGTTCCTATGGTAAATGTAGCTCTTTCTGGTGATATCGATGGTGGATTATCCCCAGGCCTTTTGGTTTTGGCTGGTCCGTCTAAACACTTTAAGTCTGCGTTTGCGCTATTAACAGCAGCTGCATATATGAACAAATATAAAGATGCAATTTTACTGTTTTATGATTCAGAATTTGGTACACCACAAGCATATTTTGAATCGTTTGGTATTGACATGGATCGAGTAGTTCATACGCCAATTACTAATGTTGAAGAACTTAAGTTTGATATCGCAAGTCAGCTTGATGCAATTGATAAAAAAGATCATGTATGTATTATCATTGACTCTGTAGGCAACCTTGCATCTAAGAAAGAAGTCGAAGACGCAATGAATGAAAAATCTGTTGCGGATATGTCTCGTGCAAAGGCTCTTAAATCTTTGTTCCGTATTGTAACACCGCATCTTAATTTGAAAGATATCCCACTTATTGCCGTGAATCATACTTATCAGGAAATCGGTTTGTTTCCAAAGGCTATCGTATCAGGCGGCACAGGCATATATTATTCGGCCACGGCTATTTGGATTGTTGGTCGCCAGCAAGACAAAGTTGGTACTGAGGTCCAAGGTTATCACTTTGTTATTAATATTGAAAAATCACGGCACGTTAAAGAGAAATCCAAAATTCCAATTACTGTATCTTGGGACGGTGGTATTGTTAAATGGTCAGGTTTGATGGACGTTGCTGAAAAGGGTGGATATCTACGTAAACCAAAGGTTGGTTGGTATGAAGCAGTAGATCCAGCAACTGGTGAAATACTTTCAGAAAAACTAATGCGAGCTAAGGAAGTAAATGACAATGGCGATTTTTGGAATATGATGTTTGAAAAAACTGATTTCAAAGCCTACGTTCACGATCGCTTTACAATCGGTGCATCTGGTAGTATTATGCGTGAAGACGATAGTAATAGCAGATCAAAGTCATTGGACGATTTGGCAGAAGCTAATAGCGAAGATGATCTAATTTAATTGTTGACAATTCTATGATATAGTGATATATTAAAATTAATTACAAAGGTGATGGCATTGATCTGTGATTGGTGCCATTACTCATCTTAACAATGGAAAAATTTGTATGATTGAAAAAACAATATTATCTAATTTGATTTACAACGAAGAATATTGCAGAAGAGTATTCCCTTACATTAAGGAAGAATATTTCGATGATAATAGTCTTCGTAAAATCTTTTCAACATATTCGGATTATATGAACGAATATAAAGAGCCGCCATCAATTGAAGCTCTTAAAATCTCAATAGATAAACGTAAAGATCTAAATGAAAGCGCGTATAAAGAAGTCACGAATTTAATTGATGAATTGAAGACGGACGAAAAAACAAACGAAACGTTTCTTGTTGATGAAACAGAAAAGTTCTGTCAGAATAAAGATTTGTATAATTCTATTCGTAAAGCTATTCTTATTCTTGACGGCCAAGATAAGGAAAATGATAAGGGTGCAATTCCAGGAATTCTTTCTGATTCGCTCGGTATTAGTTTCGATACACATATTGGCCACGACTTTCTTGAAGATTTTGAGTCTAGGCATGAATACTACCACCGTAAAGAAGAACGCATTCCTTTTGACATTGATATTTTAAATAGTATCACAAAGGGTGGATTACCTCGTAAATCCATGACTGTATTACTAGCAACAACTGGTGGTGGTAAATCATTAGTTAAATGCCATATGGCCGCAGCTAGTTTAATGCATGGCAAAAACGTTTTGTATGTTACAATGGAACTTGCCGAAGAAGAGGTTGCTCGTCGTATTGATGCCAATATTATGGACATTACACTCGATGAAGTAAAGGAAGTTCCGCTTGATGTATTTAAGAAGCAAATGGATCGTTACAAAACAAAAACTACAGGGAAGCTAGTTGTCAAAGAATATCCAACAGGTTCAGCTCACTCAGGCCATTTTAGACATCTTTTAAATGAAATGCGTCTAAAGAAAAACTTCGTACCCGATGTTGTCTTTATTGATTATCTTAATATTTGTGCATCAGCAAGAGTAAAGGGTGCAGCCGCAGCAAATTCATATACACTAGTAAAATCTATTGCTGAAGAAATCCGTGGCCTTGCTATGGAATTTGATATTGCTATTGTAACCTCATCTCAGTTTAACCGTTCGGGATACGACAATTCTGATGTCGACTTAACAAATACCTCCGAGTCAATGGGTATTACTCACACTGCAGATTGTATTCTTGGTCTTATTACATCAGAAGATTTAGAATCAAGAGGACAAATTATGATTAAGCAACTAAAAAATCGTTGGGGAGATTTAGGTTATTATCGTAGGTTTGTTGTAGGAATTGACCGTTCACGAATGAAACTGTTTAATCTTGAAGACGGAGCGCAACGAAACATTCAATCAGAATCATCCAATAGTAAAACAAATAACAATGATTCTGGATCGACGTTTGATAAATCTTCTTTTGGACAAAAGTGGGATATGAATTCAAACAAAAAGAAAAGTTTATTTGAAGTAGGAGAATTGCAATGAGTTACTCAGTGAAAAAAAATAAAAACCAATACGATATTTTAGAAAAAAATACTGGAACTTTAATTCAAATTGGGCATAGTGAAAAGAACGCGAGAAATACCTGCAGGAAACTAAATTTAGGATCTGGTTTTGAAGGATGGACTCCACCATTCTTTTCTAAAAAAAATATCCTTGTTAATTTTTCGTAAAGCATACCAAACACTTTTTTATAAATAATAGAAATTAAACCTATAATAGAGAATAGATATGATTTCATTTAAAAAATATGTAAGAGAGAATGCTGATATGCTTTTTACATCGCAACAAGATAAAGCAAAATTGGATAGTGCAATAACGCCTTATACTTATACTGTTAAAAATTCAACGCAAAGAAAAACAGTTTTAGTTGTTCGTTCTCAAAAAAACGATCGTGAAAAAGTAAAAAGAGACCTAGAAAAAAAATTAGATGACGCGAGTATTAGTTATGAATTAAGCACTACTGGCGGGTCTGTTGGATCTACTGTTGTAAAATTAGGTTCGCAATTAATTCAAATTACATATAAGCCAACGTCAGGCGGAATGTCTGAAACTACTCTTAATGCAACAATCACTGAACTTGCCCCTGCGCTTGCGTTCATGGCAAAAACAAAATTTTCTAATATAGATGACTTGTATAATTTTATTTCTAGTGCAGACGGAAATAAATTAGGAGTATATGTAAATACTCGTGATGCAGCGGCTGGTAAACAATTTATTGAACAAATGCCAACGTCGTCCAAATATGCTGAAAAAATGGAAAATGCTTTAGCTATCTTAGATTATCTAAATGATTTAAATAAGCAAACTCCAGTTAGCCAAGTATTTTGGGGCTATCGGGCAAAACCTGCTGGTATTGCGGCATCTCATAAAGGAGATCTTTTCGTTAAATTTAAAAATGGTAATATGCTTGGAGTATCTCTTAAAGCTGGCGGTGAAAAAACCGCTGAACCACAATTAAATACATATGTAAACAAATTCTTTGATGATTACGGCTATAGTAGAGAAAAAACAACTTTGCAGAGTGAAGTGTATAAAGCGGTTCACTCAACTATCGGTCTTCCTAAAGATTGGGATTCTAGAACAAATAAAAAATCTTCTATTCAAACAATTAATGACTACAAGAGAAAAAATGCAAGAGAGTATGAAGCAAAATACGATCAAATGCTCGAAGTTATTCGGGGCGGTTTAATAAAGGCGGTAAACCAAAATAAAAATAAAACTATAGATTATATACAAAAACAAGTATTGAAAAAAGATGCGAGCGTTCCTTTGGTTGTTGTAAAGGCTTTTGGTAAAAAATATAAAATGGTAACAGATGAAGATGATTTAGAAACATTTTTACCAACTATAAAAAGTGTTCGCGCTTATTCGTCTACATCTTCAAAACAAAACTGGTTTATTGAATTGAGTAGCGGCCGCGAAAAGTTAACAATGAACATGTCTGTCCGCTCGAACAAATCACCACCTGAAAATAAAATTGCTCAGGGTTTTAATCTTACTATCAAATTTAATGGAATTAAATAAATGTTAAGCTTTAAAAAGTTCATGACTGAAGAAAAAAACTTACACATGACGCACGCGGAAGATGCTGTTATAGATGGCGGAATTACAGGTACTCGTAACGTTATTAATTACCTACGTGATATTCGTGATATGCTAGCAGGTAATACTAAAGCACCTGTCAACATTAGCGTTAAGTGGGACGGTTGTATTCACGAAGACACTATTGTTCTAACCAATGCCGGTGATATGACAATCAAAGAAGTTGTTGAACGCTGTCAGTTGGATGATAATCTTATGGTAATGGGTAAGGAATTGGGTAGCCCATTACAATATGATCGCATGGTTCATATTCTAGCTGGTATGTCACAAGATGGCAAAAAGGCTTGGGTTGAAATTGAATTGGAAGATGGATCAAAACTGAAAATGACAGAAGACCACGAAGTACATACTTCTAACCGCGGTTGGGTTAAAGCTGGTGAATTAACTGAAGAGGATGATGTGACCGAATTGTAAAGTGTGATGGATACCGCCTCAAATTACATCTTTTTATAAATAAAAATAAAAGGAGGCTAATATGACTATTGAATTCACAGAAGAAATGAAGACAAAATACATTGAGAAATACAAAGAAACGTATTCTGTATCAGAAGTATTGAGATCATTTGATAATGGAGTTGGAAGAAGTAGAGTAGTAAAGTTATTAAAAGATGAAGGTATATACGAAGGGTTAACCGGCTCTAACTATCTCCGGAAGAAAGTTGAAAATAATGAAAAGATAATGACAGAGAGATACGGCGTTATTAATTGGGGACAGACGAAAGAAGGCGGCTACAAAAAACAAAACAAAATACCATACCAAAAAATATCTTATTTAGATGATAAATACAGAGAATATAGAGCTGCGGTTGAAAAAGAAACAAAGAAGAATATAAAACATATAGACTTTCCAACATATTGTTATTATACTGGAATACAATTTGCAGACGAAGAAGGACTTGTTAATCCGAACGACCCAAGAAAGAGAAGTGTAGATCATAAGGTTCCGGTTATTATTTGTTATTTAAACGGTATATCAGTAGAGCAAGCAGGTAGTATAGATAATCTTACTTTTGTTTTAAAATATGTAAATTCGGTTAAGTCTAACACAGAACACAAATCGTTTTTAGCGGTAGCGCATAAAATAAGAAAGGTTTTTATAAATGAAGGTTATAAAAGTAATTAAACTAAAAGAGAAGTATGAGCAATATGATATTAGCACTACTTCCGAAAACTTTTATGTGCGAACAAACAATGGATACATATTAATTCATAACTCGCCAGCTGTATTTGCTGGAATTGATCCTAGCGATGGTAAATTCTTTGTAGCTAAAAAGGGTATTTTTAATAAGAACCCAAAGCTATATAAAACACACGCCGATATTGATGCTGATACTATTGGCAAGGCTGAATTAAACGCAAAATTAAAAATTGCACTCGACGAGTTTTCAAAGCTCGGAATTAAGGGTGTAGTACAAGGTGATTTTTTATATGAAAAAAGCGATATTAAAGAAGATAAGATTAATGGGGAATCGCATATTACTTTCCATCCTAATACGATTGTTTACGCTGTACCTAAATCGACTGCCCTTGCTAAAACAATACTCAAATCCAAAGTTGGAGTGGTCTGGCATACTGTATACCGAGGATCAAAACTTGAGGAAATGTCTGCAAGTTTTGGAGAAGAGATTGCAAGCGGTCTCAAAACAGTCCCGTCGGTCTGGTCAGTAGACGCAGTATTCAAAGATCAATCTGGCAACGCAACATTTACCGCAAAAGAGACTGCTGATATTACAAAGGTAATATCTCAAATTGGTTCACTGTTTAGAACAATTCCAAAAAACACGTTTGATGCTTTAAAGCCAGGATCTCAGTATGATATTAATATGCGCCTCAATACTTACATCAATACAAAGGTTCGTGCCGGCGAAAGAATTGGTAGTCCAAAAACTTTTGTTAAAGGCTTTCAGAAATACTTAAGTGATTATTATGATAAAGAAATTGATAATAAAAAATCGCCAAAAGGTAAAGCAACCTGGCAAGCTAAAAAAGATAATGCCATGATGTTTTTCAGTAAAGTTAAACCACGTGATTTAGAAAATCTTTTTACTATGTATAATTTAATCGTTGACGCAAAGCATACAATTATTCGTAAACTTGAAAACGTTGATGGTTTAAAAACGCTACTCAAAACTAATAATGGTTATGAGGTTACAGGACAAGAAGGTTTTGTTGCTATTGACCGTTATGGTAAAAACGCACTAAAACTAGTCGACAGATTGCAATTTTCGTCAGCAAACTTTTCAGACAAGTATATTAAAGGATGGCAAAAATAATGGCGATGTGGAACAAAAATTCATTGTTGACATACGTGAATACCGGCTATACCAAATAGGCAACTCTAATTTGCCTATTTTTTAACTTTCCTCTAATAAATATAATTGTTAATTAAAACAATAACCATTATTAGGGGAAACTAAAATGACTACAACAGTTAACTACTTACCGAAACAGATAGTAATCACCCCAGTCGTACAACTCTTTAAGGTTGTATTTAATGCACTGGGGTCACTTCATAGGTCATATAAAAAAGCAAGAAAAGCTAGTGAAACTATTCAAGAACTGAATAGACTAAGCAATTCTGAACTGATGGATATTGGTCTTACACGGGGTGACATCTATTCTATTGCACATCAGTCTATGTCTGATTACTCAGATAAGATTAATACTAAAGTTGGTCCTAACCAAAACCTTAAGGGGTGGGTGTAATGACTGCAATAGCATATAACCTTATCGCCGGCCCGTTTGCTGGTCTGGGCAAAAAGATTATGACTAATCTAGAAATCATTGGATATGCCCGAGCAGCTGCTCATTTGGCAAACCACGGCTTTCACGAAGAAGCAAAAAAGTGCATGGAAGAATACTCTAAGTTGCGTAAGTAAATATAAATGCTAGCACCAAGAGAGCTGAATGACCAGATGAATTGAAAAAATAAATAATTTTTATAAACATTATAAATATTAGGGTAGTCGAAAGGCTACCCTTTTTTATTAATATGGATTAACAGAATGAAAGAATGGTTTGAAGGAAAAACTGTTGCTGTAGTTGGAAACGCTGCATCTCTCATAGAAAAAAAATACGGTGAAGAAATAGACACTGCTGATGCTGTTGTAAGAATAAACCGTGGCGGTTATAGGTTTCCGCAATTCGAAAAACAAATGGGTAAAAAACTCAACGTGTGGTGTGTGCAAAACATACGCCAAAATAAAAAGTGGATTCAAAATCCGTTAATAAAATCGGCTCATATAATGCAAATGGATACGATAGATATATCTCCACAGTTTATAGAAATGGCTGATATGGTGTTTACCAAAAAAGATAGACATGCGTTAGATAAAAGCTTGCCAAAGAAATCTTCTACAGGTCTTAGGGTTCTTTATTATATAGCCAAACACAATCCAGAAAAAGTTTTTGTATATGGCTTTGATTGGAAAGAAACGTATTCTTGGCATGAAAAAAGAAAATGTATAGCACACAACTTTGAGGAAGAAAAGAAGTATTGCTATGATAACTTTTTTAATAACCAATTTGAATTAAGGAATTGAAATGAACTTTTTCGTGGCATCATCTTCAAAGGCTACTGCGCATATAGCAGAAGTATTGTGCTCGCCAAGAATTAAGTATTTCTCTGAAAATACTACTATACCAAAGCATGTAATGCCAAAGGACTTTAAACACCACTTTGATAATTCTGATGCTTTAATACTCAACGGTACATGGGGTTCCAAACTAAGAAAGAAATTGTATTTGCCAAAGTGCGAGAATGGAGTCTGGAAAGATGGGAATATTCCTAGACACATTTACAAGGGAAACAAACTACCTGACAAAAGCAGATTTGCAATATTGGATTACATTAATTCAGAACTAGTGCTACTTGCGCGGAAACAGAAAAAGCCGATTATCGTTTTAGAGAGTGCAACTATTTCTCGAGCCGAAAAGAATTATGCTAAAGATTACGATCATAAAAATTTTGTAAGGATTAGCTTGGACAATTGGTCATACGGTGACGGCAAATGGTTGGATGAAAACAATGTGGACAACATAAGAACTGTAAATGCATCGCGTCTTTATAATCACCAATGGAAATCAGAGAAAGAAGGTAGCATATACATATTTACCGGTCTTGAGACAGACCCAACTAGTACCATGCCAATCGAACAATTTATCACAAGTTCTATAAAAAAAATAAGAAACCATACAAATAAAAGAATATGTATAAAAGTACATCCTGGCTCAAAAAATAATAAAGCAATCGGACTCAAGTTAAAAAACTACGAGAACGTAGATTTAATAGAAAAACGTGTTCCTATTCAAAACTTCTATCAGGACATGTACTGCGCAGTGATAGACAATTCAACGAGCATCTTTGAACTAATAGACGCAGGAATACCAACTTTCTGCTCAGACACAAACTTTGGATCTTTATTACATAACACAGATCTAAATAATATATGCGATCCCTACTTCGCGACTCAAAAAGAAATACTTAACTGGACCAATAAAATGTCCTGCACTGAATTTACTAAAAAAGACATCAGTTCACCAAACATAGTGCATATACTCGAAAAGCTAGTAAGGAAGAATAAGGAATTCAAATGAAAAAAATAAATGCAGTAACTTGTTTTAGTCTAAAAGGTTGGAGAGAGACTGGTGGTCTATTAGTAAATGGCTTTATTAAATATTGGCCTAAAGAAACAACTCTTACCGTGTACGTTGATGATCCAATTCCAAAGAAGGATCTAATACGCGACCCTAGAGTAAAGTACGAGATACTCAATCACAAAGATCTTTTGGCGTTTAAAAATAGACACAAGAATAATACAGAAGCAAACGGAGGTGGCAAGTATTTAGTGAAGGGTGCTAAAAACTATAAGTACGATGCTGTTCGTTTTAGTCATAAGGTGTTTACTCTGTTTCAATTTCTAGAAACAAATGACACCGACATTCTTATATGGCTTGACGGTGATAGTAGAACACATTCGCCTGTTAGTATAAATAATATTAACAGTTGGTTGCCAACAGGTAAATTTGCTGGGTATCTTGCTCGTCCTTGGATGTATACAGAAACAGGGTTCCATATTTTTGACGTAAAGCACAAAATAGCAAATGATTTTTTAAATATGTGGAAGCAATATTATTTAGACGATAGCATTTTTCAATTAATAATGTGGACTGATTGCCATACGTACGACGCTGCTAAAACTCACTTTGAAGATTTGCATTGGTTTAATCTTAGTCCTCCTGTTAAAAACAACCATCCTTTTATTAATGGCCCGCTTGGCGAATTCATGGATCATATGAAGGGTCCTCGTAAAGCAAAAGGTACAAGTCATAAAAAAGATTTGGTAGTTCGAAGAAAAAATACTTATTGGGATAACGTAAAATGATATATTCTTTTATGTCAGGCAAAGGAGAACAAGATCTTTATGTAAGGCATTTTGGTGCTTCTGTCGGTGCAAAGCTGGTTTGGACAAAACATTTTTTTACAAAAACACAAGGTAACAGTCAAGTACCGGGCAGTATTAGAAAACGGCCGCTACCACAGAACGTAACTGGAATTATATTTGCAGGCATGCTCCGTGGAAACGCGCATTTATTTCAATTGGCGAAGCAATATAATATTGATTTTTATTACATTGATCATGCGTATTTTAACTCAGGATATAAAAATCCACACTGGATGCGGATTATAAAAAACGGATTTGCTCAGAACGCAATCATTTCTCAAAGAGATAACAACAGATACAAATCCAACTTTAACACAGATTTTAAAGACTATAGTTTTAAAGACAAAAAAAATATTGTTGTCCTTCCGCCTAGCGACGTTGTTTCAAAAGTTTTCGACAAAGGCGCTTGGGAGGAAGATGTAATTGCTACGTTAAGAAAACATACAGATCGTCCTATTGTTATAAGAAAAAAAGTTGGTACTAACATTGACAAGTTATTATATAATCCGATTAAACAAAAAAACAAAATTGTATATGCAACATCTTTAGAAGAAGAACTCGAGAATGCATACTGCGTTGTTGCATTTAATAGCTCAGCGGCATTAGATGCATTAAGATTGGGAATTCCAGTTATATGCGACAAGTTTTGCCCAGCATATCCATTATCGCATTCTCTTTCTCAAATTGAAAATTTGCAGGAAAAAAGTAGAAAGCAATTATTTAATAGCCTAGCTTGTGGTCAATTTACATTAGAAGAAGCTAGAAATATTAAAACATTTAACTATATTAACACAATTAGACAATGGAGTGGAAAGTTCCCATGAAATACAGATTAGCGAATGATACCTGGGGTAAAGAGGAAATTGGCGCAATACAAAGGGTTATAGATAGCGGCCGTTATACTATGGGTGAAGAAGTAAAAAAATATGAAAAACAATTCGCTGAGTTTTTTGGAAGTAAATATGCTGTAATGACAAATAGCGGAAGTAGTGCTAATTTAATTACAATTGCTACACTAGCTTTAAATCCAAAATACAAAAACAAAGGAAATATAATAGTCCCGGCTGTTAGCTGGAGTACAACATATTTTCCTGTTCATCAGTGGGGATATAAATTAAGATTTGTTGATGTAGATCCAAATACTTTTAATATAGACCCTAAGAAGGTAGAAGAAGCTATAGATGAAGACACTGCTGCTGTTTTTGCAGTTAATCTATTAGGAAATCCAGCACATCTCAATGACTTAAAAAACATATGCGAAAAAAATAATATTACACTCCTAGAAGATAATTGCGAAAGCTTGGGCGCAATTGAATACGGAAAGCACTGTGGATCAGTTGGTGAAATGGGAACGTTTAGTTTCTTTTTTAGTCATCATATGCAAACCATGGAAGGTGGAATGGTTCTTACAAATGATGATATTACTTACGAGTATTTAAAAAGTTTAAGAGCACACGGTTGGATCCGTGACATGTCTGACGATAGCCCGTTATATGAAAAATCTGGAGATCCTTTTGAAGATAGTTTTAAATTTATATTACCAGGATATTGCGTAAGGCCGCTAGAAATGAGTGGTGCTATTGGTCAAGTACAACTCGCTAAATGGCCAAGTATGATGGAAGGTCGTAGAAAAAACGCAGTTGAAGCTAAACGAATATTTGCCGATGTTCCTAATATAAGACTTCAGCAAGAACACGAAGTTAGTAGTTGGTTTGGTTTTGGTCTAGTGTTAGAAGGATCTTTGGCAGGAAACAGGAAAAAGGTAATAGCCGAATTAACAAAACACGGCGTAGAAACCCGCCCGATTGTAGCAGGAAACTTTATGCGAAATCCTGTTATAGACAGATTAAATTGGGATAGCGTTGGAGATTTTACTGGAACTGATAAATTACATTTTGATGGTTTTTTCGTTGGTAACGATTGTGTAGATCTTTCTGATAATATACAAATGGCGGCAGACGCAATAAGGAATATAAAATGAAAACTGCTCTGATTACTGGCTTCCCAGGACAGGATGCATGCTATCTTGCCGATCTTCTTTTAGAAAAAGGTTATATCGTATATGGATTAGTAAAAAGATATACGAGTCCAAATTGGTCAAATATTGAATATTTAAATTTATTCGAAAGAGGTCTTAAAACCATCATCGGGGATGTTACAGACCCCTGTAGTATGATGGATGCAATGGAAATAGCGAAACCTAACGAATTTTATAACCTTGCAGCTCAAAGCTTTGTTGGTGGTTCTTGGAGATTAGCTTATGTAACTACACATGTTGACGCTATCGGCCCACTTAATTGTCTTGAAGCTATTCGGCGAATTAAACCTGATACTAAATTTTATCAGGCTGGTACAAGTGAAATGTTTGGAAATAGTAATGTAAACGGAAGACAAACAGAAAAGACACCGTTTGAACCAGCAAGTCCGTATGGAATAGCAAAACTATATGGTTACCATATAACAAAAAATTACCGCGAAAGTTATAACGCGTTTGCATGCACAGGTATACTTTTTAATCATGAATCTTCGATACGTGGAATTGAATTTGTTTCAAGGAAAATCACGAACGGTGTAGCAAAAATAGTGTTAGGGAAATCTGATAAAATTGTATTAGGAAATCTTGACGCTGAAAGAGATTGGGGTCATGCCAAAGATTACGTGAGAGCCCAGTGGCTTATGCTTCAAGAAGACAAACCTGATGATTTTATTATCGCAACTGGTATTAAACACAGTGTACGTGATCTATGCAAGATAGCTTTCGAAACGGCAGGAATATCAGATTGGGAACAGTATGTTAAATCCGACAAAGAATTTGAAAGACCAAATGAATTGCACAGTTTACATGCTGATTCAAATAAAGCAAAAAACATATTGAACTGGGAACCAGAATATACGTTTGAAAAAATGATATCTGAAATGGTTGAAGATGATATATCTAGACACAAAATTTTAAACGTTAGTGGCACTTTTAAATTATGAAAATAGTAATCACTGGCCATACAAGTGGTCTTGGAAAAACATTATATGAAACTCTTTCAAAAAAGCATGAAGTTGTAGGATTAAGCCGAGCAACTGGTAACGATTTAAACGACGGCGTTAATTCTTTCTTAATAAATGATTTTGATTTATATATTAATAATGCGCATTGTAAATACTTTCAATCAGATCTTTTATACGAGTTGTTTAATCGGAATAAATATAGAAAATGCGCAATAATTAATATTGGAAGTGTAAGCGCAGACGGCAATAAAGATATGGTAAATGAATACGCTATTCATAAAGCCTCGCTTGAAAAAGCATGTTTGCAATTACAACTTATCGATTCTGATTGTAAAATAATTCATATGAAGCTAGGGAGAATGAATACTCCTATGACTGAGCACAGAAAAGAATATCCTAGGATGAATACTGATTACATAACTAGTACTATTGAATGGATTATGAGTCAACCAAAAGAAATAATAATAAAAAATTTGACACTAGATATAATGCATAGTAGAAGGAAACTTGTATAATGATACCAATTTTTATGGGATACGATAAAAGAGAAGCAACAGCATATCATGTTTGTGCTAATTCTATTATTCGGCATGCAACATCTCCAATAAGTTTAAATCCTTTATCACTTAATCTTTTAAATGGTTACGAGGAAAAACATTCAGATGGTAGTAATCATTTTATATACAGCCGGTTTCTTATTCCACATTTGATGGAATATAAAGGATGGGCTATTTTTATTGACGGAGATATGATATTACGCGATGACATATCAAAACTTTGGGAAATGCGAGACGAATCAAAAGCAGTTATGGTAGTAAAGCATGACTATAAAACCAAAATGTCTGAAAAATATTTAGGATCAAAAAACGAAGATTACCCTCGCAAAAATTGGTCAAGTGTAATTTTATGGAACTGTGAGCATCCTGAAAATAGAATTGTTACTACAGATTTTGTTTCAAATGCAACAGGGGCGCAAGTTCATAGGTTTACATGGTTAGAAGATAATTTAATCGGTGAATTGCCTATTGAATGGAATTGGCTACCAGACGAGTTTGGGCCAAATGAAGATGCCAAATTATTACATTATACTTTAGGAACACCGTGTTTTCATGATTTTGCTGATTCTCCAATGGCTGATGAATGGCACCGGGAAAGAATATATATGGACTATAGTCAACAACACGGGTTATGATATATTATGAAAGAAGTATTTGAAGGTAAAACAATTTCTATTGTTGGAAATGCAAGAAGTTTGTTTGATAAAAAATACGGAAATGAAATAGATAACCATGATGTAGTTTGTAGAATTAAAAGAGGATTTTTCCTGCTAAAACCATCTGATGTTATTTCACACGGTACAAAAACAGACGTTTGGTTTTTAAATTGGTTTAAAACTATGAACCCCAATAAAGTTACCAACAAAACGTGTGATAATATTATTGAAATTCTGTATCATCCTGAAATAAATGAAAAATGGTTAGTAAAAGATTTGGGTCATCATCGCCCATCAACTGGACTAAGAATATTACATTTAATATCTTTGTACAAACCAAAGACTGTAAATGTTTACGGTTTTGATTGGAAAAAGACGCCGTCGTTTCATGATAAAAAAATGATTGACGAAAGGCACAACTTTGCGTTAGAAAAAGACTATTGTCGTATACGGTTTTTTGAAAAACAAAAAGAGGTTTTTAAATTAATAAAATGAAAGAATGGTTTGAAGGAAAAACTGTTGCCGTGGTTGGAAACTCTATGGCGCTATTTAGTAAAAAATACGGAAACGAAATTGATTCCCACGACGTTGTGGTGCGCTTAAATAAAGCTGCCATGTTATATACAAGAATGCGTGTTCCGCTAAGTCACGGAAGTAAAACTAGCGTGTGGGTGTTTTGGAATACTTCTGAATATAAATTATTTTTTGAAAAAATACCAAAACATGTTAAAAAAATACACGCAGGACATCAGGCCAGGACTCCAGGTAATCTCAATAAAGTAGATTTTGTATACCCAGATTCTTTGTATAAACACTTGAAGTTAAAATCTGGGCGCCATAAAAATCCTACAACAGGTTTAATCACGCTAGATTATATATCTACATGCGATCCAAAGAGTGTTACTGTTTACGGGTTTGACTGGAAAGAAACTGCAACGTTTACAGATCCAGAAAAGAAAAGAGAACGCGGATGTCCACATGATTATCCTGTAGAAAAGGAATACTGCATGACAACGTTTTTTTCAAAGAATAACTTTTCTCTAAGAAGCTAATATTATAAATAAAATAGAATTCATATGACCTAGGGGTATTTCATGGTTGAGAAGAAAAAAGATAAAAAAGATCTTAAAAAAATAAAAGATCATAATCCTAGCGATTATATTGAAACAAAGCCAACTATGTCTGAGGCTTTAAAGAAATCCGTGGTAGTAACTTTTGGTAGGTTTAACCCTATCACAGTTGGTCACGAAAAATTGATAAACAAAGTAATAACCGAAGCTGCGACACGTAAGGCTGATGCTGCAGTTTACATGTCGCATTCTCAAGATTCAAAAAAGAACCCTTTAAGTTATGATCAAAAAATATCGCTTGGGCAAAAAGCCTATGGTGGAATTGTAAAAAAATCTCCGTCAAGAACAATTATTGAAGTAGCTAAAGAATTATCTAAAAAATATAGTACTTTTATACTTGTTGTTGGATCTGATAGAGTCAAAGAGTTTGAAGCACTTTTGAAAAAATATAATGAATTAGATTATACTTTTGAAAATATTGAAATAGTTTCTGCTGGCGAGAGAGATCCTGACTCTGACGGTGTGTCTGGAATGTCTGCATCAAAGATGAGAAAGGCCGCGGAAACTGGAAATGTTGTTTCTTTTAAACAAGGTCTGCCTAAAAAGTTAAAAATATCTGCGGTATCTATAATGAACATGGTTCGTAAAGGTATGAATATTACAGAAGAACTTGACGAAGAAAATCTTTCAGAAAGAGAACCACTTTCAATTCAACAAAGACGTAAAAGAGCTTTGGTAATGAGAAAGTACAAAACAAAAATAAAAATGGCACGTGAAAGATCTAGAAGAAAAATGGCTCCAAAAGAAAAGCTATTAAAAAGATCTAGAAAATCCGCTATTAATTTTATGAGAGACAGGTTATCTAAAAACAAAAAGTATTCTGCAATGTCAACAGCAGAAAAAATTACTTTGGACCGAAGATTACAAAAAATTCCTGGAAAAGTAATAGATCGTATTGCAACCCGTCTTTTACCTAAAGTTAGAACTGCAGAAAAAGAACGTCTTGCCGGTGTTTTAAACCCGCAAAAGAATGAAGATATTTATGATATCAATAATATGTTTGAAACCTTTTTAGAATCAACATCAACAAAACCACAGGACCCTGATGTAAAAGATATGCCTGGTTCGCAACCAAAAGGTTATTATAAGGGTGTTGAAAAAGATAAAAAAGACGATAGAGCTAGACATTTTGCAAAGCACGGTAAAATGGATGATGATAATCCCGACGCGTATAAACCAGCACCCGGTGATAAAGAAGCTAAAACAAAACCGTCTGTTCATACGAAAAAATTTAAAGATATGTTTGGCGAAAATCCAACTACCAGCGTAGTTCGTAAAAGACCTCATATGGCTTTAGAAAAAAACGGTTCTGTTAAATTTGACAAGCGGTTTAAAATATTTAAACCAAAAGAAAACTCAGTGAACGAAAGCCATGAAGACTTTAACGAAGATCTTGTAAACCTTATTAACTATGTAGACGATTTTGTTATATCAGAAGATTTTGCTATTTTAACAGAATCAGATTCTTCAGCAGCACTTAAGAAAAAAGCAGAGAAAACCGGAATATCATACGGCATTCTAAAGAAGGTTTTTGATCGCGGCGTAGCTGCTTGGAGAACTGGCCACAGACCAGGAACAAACCCAACACAATGGGGATTTGCTAGAGTTAATTCATTTGCTACTAAAGGTAAAGGAACCTGGGGAAAAGCAGATAAAGACTTGGCAGATAAAGTTAGAAAGGAACAGTTTAATTTGACAACAGGAGAAGAGCAATTCTTAAACCTTGATGAACAAATTATGCTAAATAAAATTCTTGAAAAAATACACAATCACGTTTTAAAAGGCGAAAATTTAAAAGATGTAATCGAAGAAATTGAAACCCTCATGAATACAGGAATTCCAGAGAGGCATTTGGAAGTAGAATACTTAAAAAAATATAATGATGAGTATATACACACCGAAGTACAGAGTGAAGACAGTGAAAGTTTATTAAAAAGAAACC